GCTGCTTTCAATGCTTCAGCTACTGCAATTACAAGAGAGTATGCAGGATTGGCTACACAAGCTGATGATGCTACTTTAGTTGCTACTAATGGTAAGAAGATTATGCAAGGTCTTTATGATAGTGCATCTGCTGAATTATTAGAAGCAGGAAATCACGTTTTCTTCGTTTCAGGAGATATCGCTGATGACTATATGGCTTCTGACTTGGAAAACAACAACTTTGCAGCAGCAGGTTATGGTGCTATGGTAAATGGTGTTCCACAACTTACTTACAGAGGTATTCCTATCGTTGTTCGTAGAGATTGGGACGCTGCTATTTCAGGTGCAGCAGCAAGTGCTACCGCTATCAATGGTTGCACAAGTGTAAATGAAACTCACAGAGCAATGCTAACAACAAAAGATGCTTTCGTTGTAGCTACTGACTTTGACAACAACTCTGTTGAGCAATGGTATTCTAACGATAACAAAGAGTATCGTTTTAGAGTTGCTTACTCTGTTGGTTGTGCCTTAAAAGATGGCAAGTTAGCTGTGTATTACACTCCTAACGCAATGTCAGGAACAGGATACTAATAATTGACTAAATTATGGGGGTTGAAATACACCCCCTAATTTTTAACCTATAAATAAAACTTAAAAATGGCAATAGAAAAATTAGCTTTAGCTGCTTCAGACTTTCACGTTAGAGGTGGAGTTCAATATATTGGCATTACCGAGTTTTCTGATATAGCAGGGGGAAACTATACAGGACAGACTGTTTTCACAAGTTCAGCAGGAAATCATTCTTGCAACTTGCAACAAGCATCAGCAGGTTCTAATATAGTGTTTCATCTTTTAGAGGCAAGACAGGGTTCTGCTTCTTTAACACAAACAGGTTCTAAAGATGGTTCTACAATTATGTACGAACAAACTTTAACATTCTTTGCACCTAATGTGAAAGATGATACCTTATCTGCAATCGAGAAAATTGGTAACGAGCAATGCGTTGCGATTATCCAAATGTTTAGTGGAGAAAAACTCGTTATGGGTGCTTCTGACAAATACAAGGATAATTCAGACGATTTTAACGTAAAACATTATGCAAGACTATCAAGTGTAGAAGTGAACACAGGTGCAGCTTTAGGAGACGATAACGGAGTAACAGTTACATTAACTTGTACTTCAGGAGAGTTGGTAAGAAGCTTGTCATCTACTTTAGATATAGATAGTTCGGCAGGAACTATTACTATTGCTAAAGCATAAGCATCATAATAATTAACTATTAAAGAAAAAAAGAAATGAGTATAGAACATTTATCAATAGCTGCTGCTGACTATGAAGTTAGAGGTGGTTTACAATATGTAGCTATAACTACTTTTGATGATGCGACAAATGTTACTTTTAACAATGCAACAGGACAACACGCTGTATCTGCAATAGGTGGAGTGGGTAATGCTGTCTTGTTTGATTTGCAAGAAGGCACAGGTGCTTTATCAACAAGTGGTTCTAAAGACGGTGGAACTATTTTATTTGAACACACAGTTTCATTTTACGTTCCTAATGTTTCAACAGCACACCTATCAGCAATCGAAAGTTTAAGAAATGAAAACTTAATTGTTTGGGGTCAATCTTACGCAGGTAAGGTTTACATCATTGGTGTTTCTGAAGCGTTTAAACTTGAAGATGACATCTCAAATCAGCAAATGTATGCTACATTCTCATCAGTTGAGGGTGGAACAGGTTCTGCTTTGGGAGATGACAATGGTTTGACAGTTACTTTAACAGCACAATCAGGCGAACTCGTAAGAGAGTTTACAGGTACATTTACTTTACCAACTGATGGCTTGGGTGGTATGACCATATCATAATAACTAATAAAGATAGAGTTGGTGCAATATTTTTGCACCTTCTCATCTTTTTTATATATTTACGCTATGTATAAATCAAGAATAAAAGAAGGTCGTGTCTTTTTTAAAGGCGGACTTAAATTTAATTGGTCAGAAGCTACTCAAGAGCAGCTAAAAGCTGTTTATGAAATGGGCGACAATGACTATGTAGAAAAAGTAGAAGATGCAGCACCAAAGAAAAAAGCAGAGCCAAAAGCGAAAAAATCAAAAGTCTCAAGTTCCAAACTTGCAGACAAAGAATAGCTTTGAAACAAAGTATGCTTTTGTAAACCTACAAACTCCAGAAATTGGGGTTGAGGTGTCGGACATTGAGAGATTAAGAGAACACTATATACCTTTTGGAAAAGACAACTTATTTCCTCAATATCTTGCAGAACTAAAAAGACAATCATCTACACATCGTTCTGTATTAGCACAAAAGACTACTTTCACAACAGGGGAAGGATTTGTAACAGATAACGAGGCTTTATCTGAATACATTAAAGATGTCAATGCAAACGGAGAAACATTAAAAGATGTTTTTAAAAAGTTAGCAGATGACTACTTTACTTATGGCAACGCATTTCTTGAGGGAGTGATGTATGATGGTGGTGTAAACTTTTATCATAAAGACGCATCTACTGCAAGATTAAGTAAAAACAAAAAGAGTGTTTGCTTCCACCCTGATTGGATAAACTACAAAAAATATCCTGAAAAGAAGCAGGTAATTCCTATTTATCCAAATGTAGCCTCAAGTAAATTCATAATACATTACAAAGATTATGAAAGTACTTTTAACTATTATGGTTTACCTGACTATGTAGCTGCACTTGAGCATATAGCTATTGATTATGAAATAGGAAAATTTAATCACACAGCTTTTAAGAATGGATTTAGTCCTTCAGCCATTGTTACTGTAAACGGAGATTTTGGAGAAGCAGAGGCAGAGAAGTTTGTTGAAGCAGCAAAAGATACACTTACAGGAAGTGGAAACAATTCAAAGATTTTATTCCTTGTTAAGAATGGAGATGACAGTAGAGGTACTGACGTTCAGATAATTAACAACAAGGAAGATGGAGACTTTTTGGATTTACAGAAGCTTACAGACCAAAACATTATTACTGCTCACAGATGGCAACCTGCATTGAGTGGTATTATTTCATCAGGAAAGATGAACAACACAGGTAGTGAGATTAGAATAGCTTATGACCTTGCTATGAGTACGGTAATAAAAGATACTACAAACATTCTTTTAGAGCCAATCAAAAAGGTTTTAGCTACGGAAACAGGTATGGATACAGATGACTTGCAGGTTGTTTATCAGCCGCCTATTTCTTTCTTGTCCGACATAGACCCTAAACAAGTTCTTACAATAAACGAACAAAGAGCAATGCTTAATAAGGATTTAGGAGAGATACCTGACGGAGAGTTGCTAATATCGGATAGACAAACAATTAGAGTAGAACGACAAAATAGAGATATAGATGGCTAACGTAAGACAATACAACACGCTTGTTACAGCATCAGAGGTAATAACTAAATCATTTACAAATCAAGCAACAGACCAAGCCTTGATTTCAGATGAACTTATTACTATTGCTGAACTTGCACACATCAAGCCAATATTAGGTTTGGATATGTATGAAGAGTTAAAAACTCAAAATCATAATGGTACTCTTACTACTGCTAATACTACTCTAATGACTTATTACTTAAAACCTGCTTTGTGTTGGTATGCAAGGTTTGAGGTTATGAACGAGATACAGTACAATACAACGTCAGCAGGTCTTGTTGTAAATGTATCGGAGTTTAGCAATCCTGCAAATGTAGAGCAATTCAATCAAATGAAGTCGGACACTTTTAGAAAGGCTCAAGTTATGAGTGATGATATGATTGCATATATCATACACGAAGACCAAACAAATGATTATCCATTATATGGTAAAGATGGCGACTATGCCACGCCTAATGATGGAGATTTAGCAAAAAAAATGAACGGAATAATATTTTACTAATGGCTACAAACTTCCCAAAAAAAGGAGACGACAAAAAGATTTCTTTGCGAAACAGCGAAGAAAAGCAATTTAGCTATGAGTTTGCTAAAAATCTAAAAGAGCAACAGCCGAAGATATGGAAGGCAGGTGGCAATATTCGTGGCAATGAAGCCTTTATGCTTTGGGGTAGAGCAAGAAAGGGAGAGGATACAGAAGCCATTAGAGCTTGGATAAAAGAAAGAGAGAGTTGGGCGAAAAGACATTTTAGAGATGGTCAAAAGTTTAAGGGAGATGCAGAGCCAAACCTATCTAATGTAGCAGGAGTTGTTGCACAGATTAAGTGGGGAGTTATTGGAAACTTGGGTATGCAAGGAATGAAAGATGTTATTCTTGAATTGACTAAAAAATTAGAAGGAAGAAAAGAGCCAAAGAATGTTAGTCCGACAGTTAAGAAAGGTCTGGAGGGTAAGGTAGAAAAGCATAACGAAGAAGTAAAAGACCTAAAGGTAGATTGGAACGCAAAAGTTACTTACAAAAAATTAGAGAAAGTATTTGATAGGGGCATCGGTGCTTACAGAACTAACAGAAAATCAGTTAGACCAAATGTAAAATCTGAAGAGCAATGGGCGTATGCTCGTGTAAATTCTTTCCTTTTTGTGATGAAAAAAGGTCGTTTTCAAGGTGGTATCCACGATACTGACTTGCTTCCTGACAACCACCCTCAAAAGAAAGCGTTAAAGAAAACAGAGAACGCAAGAAAAAATCCTAAGTGCCCTGACGGTTGGGAACACCGTATGCCTGATGGCTCTTATATGTGTGGTAAAGAACACAAGAAGCAGGGTTATAACAAGGTAGATAACAAGAAACTGCTTGATTTCTTGAACATAATGAAGGAAGATTTAATAACAGAAATAAAACTAATAAAGAAATAATATGGCAACAACGATTACACCTTCAACATTAACCGTTACGCTTACTGAAACTATATCCTTAGGTGGAACGCAATATGGTGGAACTAAAAACTTGGAGATTGCAAACATCAAAGAAGTTTACAAAAGAATTGTAAGATGTGTTGATGATACTGATTGCACGATAGCTACATTTCAAACAGCAACAAACACTTCTGATAACGCTATTGATTTAGAAAATGTAAAATACATAAGAGTTACTAATTTAGACGACACCAATCCTGTAAATCTTTCTTTACAAATATCAGGTGCAGAAAATGGTACAGCTAATAGCTCGTCTACTCATTTGTTAGGTGCAGGTCAAAACTTTTTATTATACACTATACACGATGGTATTAATGTTGATGATGATTCAGCAACTGTTGTAACAGCTTTGACTGATTTAGAAAGCATATTGGTTGACCCTTTGTCTGAAGATGTTGATGTAGAAATTTTAGTAGCAAGTATATAATGGCAAGTAACGAACATAGTAGTTTAGATAACGCACAACTTCACGTGCCAAAGGATTTTAGTACAGCAGCAAACAATACTGTTTTAACTAAAGACGAAAATGGTTCTATATCTTGGGAAGATGATAGATTGAGAACCACGCACTTTGTTAGAGTTGGTGGTTATTTGAGCAAGAACACAACAGATGAATATGCTACAACGTTTGCAGGTGGTAGCCATCACATCTTTGACACGGTTATCACAACTTCAACAGATACAGCAGACGGTCAAGATGCTGTTGCTCAATCTACGTTATATTGTATAAGAGACGGTTATGTAAATGATTTTCAAGGTTATATAGCTTTGACAAATGGAAGAACAGTAGAGTTAAGGCTTTATAAAGGAACTCCAACAGATGAAAGTTCATCAGGTTTTGCTTTAACACAATTAGGCTCTACTGTCTCTGAAACAGGAGAGGGAAATACAACTCCAAACGCATTCACAAAAACATCTTTAGGAACTTCTGCTTCTTTTTCAGCAGGAGACGTTCTTATATTAACATTAAAACCAACAGCAGCATCATCAACTATTGCAAGATTTAACTCTACCATAGAGGTAGTATATACATAATAATATGAAGGAAATAATATCACAAAATTCAGACGTATTAGGATTGAATAGTATTACACTTTTTATATCATTCACAGAGGTTGAACAAATATTACAGATTGTGCTACTTTGCATATCAATATTATATACAGCACAACGATTTATAGACTACAAAAGTGGCAAAAAAGATAGTAAATAATTTTTTAGCAAAGCCTAAAGTAAAAAGAAAGGGTGTTCACTCTAAAAACTCTTCAAAAGGTCAGAGTGGATATAGAAAAAAATATAGAGGTCAGGGTAGATGATACAAAAAGACTTAACACTATCTGTTGGTAATATTATTTGGATAATTGGTATTATCTTCACAATGGGTATAGCTTACAGTCAGATAGCACAGCTTGATGAAGATATTATTGTATTAGAGAAAAGGTTGGAGAAAAAGATTAAAATAATTAACGAGTGTGAAGATAAAATACACGAGTTAGAAAAAGATATAGCAACATATAAAAACTGTAAACATCATAAATAAATGAAAAATTTAGCTTGTAAAATATTATATTACTTAACCTTTACAAAGGTTTGTTTTGGTGCTTGTAAAACTTGTAAAAAATAATGGAAGAGATTTTAGCTTTAATAGAGGGTTATGGTCTGCCATTAGTTTTACTATTAGGTGCTTTGTATGCTTTATACAGGTTTTTAGTATTTAGTTTGTATGAAGTAAAAAATCAGTTTTCTCGTCATCACGAAAGAGCAGCAGACAATATAAATGAGATGATGAAGAAGATTGATATAATATTAGAATTTATCAAAAAGCAATAATGGAATTAGTAGTATTACGCTACAACATATCCCCTGATAGTACTAACGGAATGTTGTTAGAAAAGACTTGGATTGGCTACGACTTTCTTTGTTATACATTGGAAGATGAACAAAGAGATGTAAAGGTTAAGCACGAAACAATGATACCTTACGGAAGGTATGAGATTAAATTTAGGAAAGAAGGTGGTTTTCATAAAAGATATAGTGAAAGGTTTGCTGATATACACGATGGTATGTTGCATATCACTAACGTTCCTAACTTTGAGCATATTCTTATACATTGTGGAAATACTGATGAACACACAAGCGGCTGCCTACTTCTTGGAGACAGTCAAGAAAATAATGAACTAATCACAGGTGGATTTATAGGAAAATCTACACAAGCCTACAAAAGAGTTTATAAGAGAATTGCAGAGAAACTGCTGAAGGGAGAGCAAGTTTTTATAGAATACAAACACACTAACGATTTTTTTAATTAAGGGTTTATAAAGGGTATATTGTACCCTATATAATAAAGATAAAGATAAAGATATAGTTAAAGATAAGGATATGAGTATATTGGGAAAAATATTTAGTTCAGGTGCAAAAGATTTGGTTGATAGTGTTGGTAACGCTATTGATAAACTTCACACATCAGCAGAAGAAAAAGAACTTGTCAAGGCAGAAATAAAAAAAGTAATATTAGACTATGATTATAATATCCAAAAAGAGGTTACAAAGCGTTGGGAAGCAGATATGCAGGGTAATTGGCTTACTAAATCCGTTAGACCGTTATCACTCATATTTCTTCTTGTTGTACTTACTGTTTTTACTCTTGTTGATTTTGGTTTCGTAGATTTAGAAATCAAAGACAGTTGGGTAGATTTATGGCAACTTTTAAGTTTAACAGCCTTTGGCGCATACTTTGGCGGCAGGTCTTACGAAAAAGTTAAAAATAATTTGCATTGATAGTGTGCAATAACTTATATTTGTTCATTATTAGTCATAATAATAAGGGGTTTATTGAAAGTGAGGGTACTTATTTGGTATTCTCACTTTTATTTTATATATTGCAACCGTGAAAAAGTATAGACCAAGATTATCTCGTAAAGAATACGAGTTGATTATGAGCCACAGAACCAATGGTGGTGTTGGAATTATAGGCGATACTCACGAACCATTTTGCCACCCTAATTACAGAGATTTTTGCTACGAAGTATTTGACAGATTTGGAATATCTGACATCATACACATTGGAGATGAGGTAGATAACGCAGCCTTGTCTTATCACGAGAAACTGACGGATATGCCAAATGCTGAAAGCGAAGCAGAACAGGCTCAAAAAGCTATGGAAAAGTGGTATGCTACATTTCCTGATGTTAAGGTTTGCGTAGGTAATCACTCTGCCTTACCATTTAGACAGGCTACAACAGCAGGTATTCCTAAAAGGTTTCTTAAATCTTATGAGGAAATATGGAAAGCACCAAAAGGTTGGAAGTGGGAGTTGAATTGGGAGATAGATGGTGTAATGTACGAACACGGAACAGGTAGTAGTGGGGCGAGAGCTGCTGTAAACAGAGCAACTGCTAATAGACAATCTACCGTAATAGGACATTGCCATTCATTTGGCGGTGTAAATTATATGGCATCAAGAAACGACTTGATATTCGGAATGAATGTTGGTTGTGGTATTGATGTAGATGCTATGGCATTTAGCTATGGTAAAAACTTTCCAAAGAAGCCAACTCTTGGCTGTGGTGTCGTTCTTGACGGTGGAAAAACTGCTATATTTATTCCTATGGACTTAGGAAGCAAAATCATTTTTAAGTAATATTTTTTTAGTATTTTTGTAATTTTTTCTTGGTAGTTAAAATAATTGTTGTATATTTGCATCAGTTATTAACAATTTAAACCCAATTATTATGGAAGAATTAAAAGTAGAAATGGTAAAACTCGGAGATGTTTTATTTTATTTAGATAGTAAAATAGAAATGCTTCTAAAGTTTATGCAAGATGACGAGAAGTCAGAAGTAGAGTATATGATGAAGCAAGAAAAAAATCTTGCTAATTGGTGTCAGGGCAGAATAGATGCTCGTAAGTCAGACATCAAAACCCTTATAGATATTAGAAACGAAATTACTAAACTTAAATAATTATTATTATGTCAGAAATTACATCAGAAACTAAGAAGGAAACATTAAGAAGACTATTCACAGAAAATGGTTTAGTTGCAGAAGATGTTTACAAAGACAAACGTGGGTTTGTTATTATTACGAGAACAGGTATTGATAAGATTGTAAGCAATCGTGGAATATCTTTAGAGTACGAACCAATAGTGATGGAAAGGGATTGGGTGGTAATGCGATGTACCGCCTATATAACTAAAAACAAAGAGATTGGACAAACAAAGGTAGAAACCTTTGGAGAGAGTAGTGCAGACAACACTATGGGTCTTGCAGGTAAGTTTCCTGTTGCAATGGCGGAGAAACGTGCAAAGTCAAGGGCGGTGCTTATGCTAACAGGTTTTTATGAGCAAGGCTTGTATGGTCAAGACGAGATGCTAACTGAAGAGTAATGGATTGGATTGAGGAACTGCTTGAAGACGAGCCGATAAGTTTAGGACAGATTTCCATAATAGAAGGTTTGCTTTCAAGCGTTCCCTATGAACCTCGTAAGATTAAGGACATAGAGGAAGGTATGTTGCACTTAACTTATAATGAAGCGAGTGAGTTGATTTACAAGTTAAGAGAAGACTTCATACCTAAAGACCCAAGAGAACAATTTAAAAAAATGTTTAGATATGGCAATTAGAAAACACGCAATGACTAAAGAAGGTGCTATTGTAGCAATCACAAGAAAGCAATTAAAAGATATGGGTAAAAAAACCGACATACAAAAAAATTTGTAGAACTATATATGCTTGAAAGTGATGAGAGAATAGCAGAGACTTATAAATTAGAATTTGGAATTGAATTAAAAATAGTAAATTATGAAAAAAGCAAGAAATAATTTTGAAGCGTACGTAAGAACGCAAGGAATTACAAAAAGAAAGTTTGGAGAGATTACAGGTGTTAGTGGAACTACCATTGACAAATACTTGGAAAATCCAACTATGTTGAGAATAAAGCATTTATCCCTGTTGGCAAAACAGCAAGAGGTAGAGGAAGAAGATTTGTTAAATTTAATAAAGGATAATGAGTATGACATATAGATTTAAAGTGTTGTCTGCCGCTGTCTGTAAGCATTATAATATTACAGAACAGGAACTGCACAGCACTTCTCGTCAGATGGATATAGTTGGTGCGAGACGAATGTTCTACTTTTTTGCAAGGAAACACTTTAAGAAAACGTACAAGAGTATTGCAAATCATTTCAGAGCAAATCACGCAACAGTTATACATCACGAAAGGAAGATGGAAGCTTTTCTTACCTTTGACAAGAACGAGATAAAGCGTTACATTAAGATTAGAGATATGGTGTTTGATGAGAACTCAATGATAGGACTACAAGAAGAGTACGACCATCTTGAGTTTGAAAGAAGGCTAATATCATCGAGAATGAATGAAATTGAAATTGAATTAAAAACTATTAAAGAAGAGAATTGATTATGGAATTATTAGGAAAATTAGAAGCAAAGTTTGACACCAAAGAGTTTGCAAGTGGCTTCAGAAAGAAAGAGTTTGTTTTGAATACAGGTGGAGATTATCCGCAGACTATCAAAATGGAAGTTGTAAAAGACAACATAGAGAAGCTTGAGGCTTTACCTGTTGGCACAGAACTTACCTGCAAGATAGACATCAGAGGTCGTCTGTATGAAGGAAACTATTATAACAACATTTTAGTTTGGAGATTTGACGTGGGTGCTGCCACAGAAGATAAGCCAAAAGAAACTGTTGAAGATGATGGCTTACCATTTTAAATAATGTAGGGGTGTGTAAAAGCACCCCTATTTTAAAAAATTATTTATATATTTGAATTTATTAACCCTAAATTAAATTATTATGGCAAAAAGAATGACGGACACGGACAAATGGAAGAAGCGATTTGTACGTGATTTAACACCTCAACACAAGCTTCTATGGTTCTATATATTAGATGACTGCAATCACGCAGGTATATGGGAAGTAGATATAGAGGTAGCATCAATCAGGGTTGGATACGAACTCGTTTACGATATGCTGCCACAACCTTTTCTTGACAAGATAGTTATATTTGACAATGGAGATAAGTGGTTTATACCTGACTTCATTGACTTTCAATATGGCGAACTAAATCCCAACTCTAACGTTCATAAATCAGTAATACAGCTTTTAGAAAGATATAATCTTATGGGGTATCTGAAGGGTTCACAAACCCTACCTGATGCCGTACAAGATAAAGATAAAGATATAGTTATAGTAAAAGCTAAAGCTAAAAGGTTTGTGAAACCAACAGTTACTGATATTGCAGAGTATTGCTTGGAGAGAAACAATGTTGTAGATGCACAGAAGTTCTTTGACTATTACTCTTCTAATGGTTGGAAGGTAGGTAAAAATCCTATGAAAGATTGGAAGGCTGCTGTTAGGACTTGGGAGAAGAATATAACAGCATCTCAAAAAGGAAAGGTTCAACAGTCTCTTGACACTTGGCAAGAAGCAAGAAATATAATTAACAATGGATAAGAGTAAGCAGATATGGTATAGGTTTGGCAATGACCTTGAGCAACTTAATATTGATTGTGTAGATTTATTAAGCAAGTGCTATATGATGTTAGGTCAAAGACCTGATACACAGCAGGTGGTAATGATGGCAAAGTTTCTTGTAGATGATTTGTCAAGATACTATGGCTCAATGGAAATTGACGAAGTTGGTTTTGCTTTTGAGCAAGGAATAAGAAACTCCGACAATGGTGGCTTTGTTAATGTTCGTAATTGGAATATATGGCTGAAAGAACATAAGGCAAAGGCAAACCTAAATAGACAACAGAAATTAGTAACAGACTTTCAGAAGCATCAGCAAGGTCAGAAGATGATAGATGCTACTATAAGTAAAGCAAAAAGATTGAAGTAATGTTAAAAGATTTTGAAACAATAACATACGAACTAACAGAGTATGAAGAAAAATTTGTTGTGCCTTTGATAATAAAAGGTTTGAACAACTATAAAGGCAAGTACAACGCTATAAGCGGAACGGTAATTTGCAAGGCTATAAATGACAAGGAACTGCTCAAAAGCTATAAGCTTACAACTGTAAGATTAAGAAAAATTGTCGGACACATTAGGGTAACAGGAAAGCTAATGTATCTTTGTAGCAGCAGCAAAGGTTACTATGTAGCTAAAGACACGCAGGAGTTTGATGACTGCATAGAAAGCCTTGAGCAGAGAGTGGCTCAACAACAACTCGTAATAAAATCATTAACTTGGCAAAGAAACAACTATGAGAAGCAGAGATAAAGTACAGAATATATGTAAAGAAGATGAACACGGAATAAGCTATGTTGTTCTTCCAAAGATTATTAACACAGATGTAGGCTTTCAACTAATGTTTGGTCGTATGCCTACTAAAGAACAAAGAAACATGAACCCTGTAAGAAATCAAGAAAGCTTTAGGGTTGTAGATTACTTTGAAAACTATTAAAAAAAGATAAAAAACTTTTGCATATTGTAAAAAAGTTTGTATCTTTGCACAAGTATTAACCCTAAAACATTTATATTATGACTAAAACAGAACTAAAAAGATTACGCAATACATTATCAATTCAATCTTCTTCAGGCAAAGAAGATATGATGATACAATATATTACTGACACGGTATCAAAGCTTGTTCCTAAAGCTACTATCGAGGTCATTGACAACAACGTCTATGTTACCAAAGGTCAGGCAGACATCTATCCTTGTGTGGTTTCTCACACAGACACAGTACACGACATTATGTTTGACTACCGAGTGTATCAGCAAGACGACACATTGTTTGCTTTTTCAGGCGACACTAACAAGCAGACAGGTATCGGTGGCGATGACAAGGTGGGTGTGTGGATTTGCCTTGAGATGCTTGTTCGCAAAGACAACATCAAGTGTGCTTTCTTCCACAGCGAAGAGATAGGTTGCATTGGTAGTTCGGCTGCTGATATGTCTTTCTTCGACAATATTGGCTATGTATTCCAATCAGACAGAAAAGGATACAAGGACTTCGTTACAAGCATCTATCAGCAAACCTTATCGTCCGACAGTTTCCAAGACAAAATCAAGGACACGGTAACAGGCAGAGGTTACGACTATACATCAGGCGCC